AAGAGCGCTAATGCCAGAGATGTTATTAGAAATGTTAACAGGCAAACCGAAATAATCCCAAAGAGAGCCTATATAGGCATTATTAGAGTTACCAGTAGCGGTAATAGTAGGAATGACATAATCAATACTATCATCAGGGTCTTCCTGTTCAAAACAGAAATTCTGCCAATGTTCCCAAACGAGGCGATTTGGAACAAAAAAGAAAAACCAGTCAAGATAAATATTATCCATGATAGGCTTAATAGGAGTAGCCAAGCGAGCGAAATAATTAACAGACATACGAGTAGTATCGCCAGGCAAAACCTCGTCAACAAATACAGGAACAAGCTTACCAGAATCAAAAGTTGTTTTATAGACATGCGAGCGGTCAAATTTTGTCCTTCGCATATACATTGCAGGAGCATCGCTAAAGCGATGTCCTCGAACTCTAATTTTACGAGCCAAATTTTCACCTTCTTTGAAGTGTAAACCTAAAAATTATCCTAAAGCAAATCATTCTTAGGTTTTAGTTTATTTTTGCGTCACCTACGCCAGTTACATCAAGTAAGTAACTGGCTTCGGTGACGCCTATTTTTGTGTTTCTTCATTATTTTGTTCTAAAGTGTTATTTTTTTTCTTGTGTTTGTTCACTATTTACGAACTGTTGTGGTTCGTCGAAAGATACTTTACTACCGTACAAGCCTTCTCGTTGGAGATATTTAAGCGTTTCAGGATCATTCAATTGATCGATGAAATTCATAGGATCGTGACCAAATTTTGCTCGAACTTTTGCGGGTAAACTGTAGAATTCTTCACGAACTCCAGACACAAGCTCAAGCGCTGTACTGTAGTCACCGGGAAGCGTTGCATCTCCAAACTGCAGGTAAGCGTATTGCGAACTATCGCCGAGGTCAAGAGTCATGATACCTTTCTGACCGTCTGCATACTTATTTACGATGTAATTGATATCAGTTTCCTCTTTCTCATCCTGAACTGTAAGAGAGGGCATGGTAAACTCAATACCGCAATGATCATGTTCCTCTATAGGATCGTAAGCTGTCTTAAATTTCATAGTTTCACCTCCTTTCGCAGGCGCCTAGACGCGGCGGGCGTAGCGTACAAAAAAAAGACGATCTCCATGAGATCGTCCTTTTTCTGATACGCTCTTTATTAGATTATCATTTAGTAGAGTTATTGTCAACGGGCTGCACATATTCTATGGCGCGACCAACCATGACAGGAATACGGGACTCGTCACAATTCTCAACGTAATAGCGACCGTCGCCGTCACCGAGATTGCCAACATAGTATAAAGAAAAATCTTCAGGATACTTTTTAATAAGCATTTTATCATCATTAACTATACCTTCAAAAGCTCGCAGAGCAAGCATATCGTTGTGATAAACCTGCGGAGGGCTGAACTGTTCAGCCTTGGAATCATAAATGGAATAAAGTCTCAGCGGAACCATCTCCTTTTCTTAATGCAACTAAATACCTACGAATCATAAGATAAAGCATGGCCGATATAACAAAATAGTCATTATCAAGGCGAATAACCCTAGAATCATCAGGTTTAAGACGGTAAGCGGCATATTTACTCCCACGAAAGAGAAATTTAAAGGGAATATCACGCTCACGAAGAAAATTTTTAACAGCTTCAAATTCACTAATAAGCATCACCTCATTTCCGACTTAATGATAACACAATCACAATACCTTGTCAAGTTTCCTGCCAAGAAAATGCTTATACTTACCTTCCTGAACACGACAACGATCAACCAAACGCTCAAAAGTATTATTCTCAAGGTTATGAAGCATCTTCTCAATACGGTTATTTCGAATAAACTCCATCCAGTGAGGATGCGTTTCATCAAATTTTTTGTCGTAATAACGAGGCGGACGCATCTTCTTACCGTTGATAACGACATAATCGTTAGCATAACATTCTTCACCATGATCTTCGAGCCATTTAGCACCTATACCAGGGCGATTGGACGCAACCATGAATTCAGGAATGCGGCCTTTATAGTGAGCAGGAGCATCTTTGCCAGTCTGCTTTTTGACTATATAGCGAGCGACATAGGCAGCAGAATCAAAACTAAACTCACCAATAAGATGCATACCGTATTTCCATACTTTGGCAAAACGAGAAGAAGTATAAGTATTATAACCGTCTGTACGGAACCGAAAAATTTTGTCATCAAAATCAATATTAAACAAAATGTAATGATAATGGGGACGACCATGAAGCTCACCATATTCACCACAGCCAAGAAAGCGAATACCACTGCCATACTCACGACGAAGATTCTTCATAAACGTCTGATGAAATTTCTTACTCAAGCTTTTATCAAATGGCAAATGATAATCATCGAAAGTGCAAGTAACGAAATAAGCAGAAGACGAAGAACGGGCTTCGTGGACAGCACGGACAGCCCACTGTCTACTATTTTCGAGACGACAGCCGATACATTGTTTACAAGAACAACGAATGAAACGGCTATCGCTAGCAAGCTCAGGGTGAGAGGCAAGGCTACCGTAAAAACTATAATGTTGTTTTCCATTTTTGGTAATCGCTCCTTCAACTGGATACATAAGCATAGGATTGTAACAAACCATATTAATCACCTGTACCGATTGTATCAGGATTAAGTCAGAATGTCAAATCCTAAATCCACCTCGTCCTACTCTTTTAAAATTTCTACGGCGAGATCTGGAGGTACGCCGAAAAAGACGGCGAGAACCTCGTTTAGATAAACGACGACGTCTCATTTAGCATCCCTCCAAGGACCAAAAAAACGGCTAGTTTTTTTAGAATCATTCTTATTAGCAGCTGGCTCAACAAGTTGCGCAACATCGCTTTGAAAGTCCGAAGCGACCTTTTTAGCAGTAACAGTATTCGAAGAAGCTCTACCTTTCAGAGCTTCAATTAGATCCACAACTTCCTGGATAAAAGGGACAACAACAGAAACGATAAAAGTAAGAATCATAGTAGTTTTGTTAGACATAATATTTATCTCCTTCCAAAATAACGGCCTCCGAGGAAGCCTATAACATTTTTGACAGCAGAACCAACACCACTAGCGACAGATCTAGGAGTACCTGTAAGACTTTCGAGATTCTTATAAAAATCACGTTCCATGCCTGCCATTTCAGTTTGAATATTATCAAAAGCGGCGGCAGAATTAGCACGGTTAGCAGAAGCAATATTGTTCAAAACACCAGAGCTAAGGTAAGAACCCTGAAGCCGAAGGTTCTCAAGCTCCAAATTCATCTTTTCAAGTTCGTAACCAAGGCGCTTTTCATAAGTCTGCTCACGAAGATTCAAATCGTTTGCAAGAATGCCATTCTGAAGAACTATACCATGGGTGCTCTGACGCAAAGAATCGGCTTCTGCGACGAGTTTTTCAATTTGAGATATTGAAAGATGCTCAGCATTCTTAGCCTGCCTTTCAGCGGCACTAGCGGCTCTAGCAGAGTTCATAGTAGAACCTATATCACTCATACCTACAGAAGCGGCTGAAGCTCCAGATATAGAGCCGCCTATTCCATTAGTTGCGGCAAGAATAGGATTAAGACCAGCTTTGCGCATATCTTCTACGGCCCATTGATAACGATGTTTATAATTTTCAACATTCCAAGCGTTAGCCTGTGCGGCATTAGCGGAATTATAATGATTCTGAACTGCAGATCCAAAAACAGAACCAGCTACGCTGCCTAAAGTATCAGAAAGCCATGACATAAAATCAGCTCCTTAGAAATGGTCAACAAGACCAGGTGTACCGAACATGGGCATAGGACGAACTGTTGTGTAGCGGAATCCTATATCAAGTAAAATTGAGGTTCACTAGTGACAGCTATAATGCGTTCAATAGGCGGTTTTTCAACGATAAATTCTTCGTTAAGAGCAGGCGCATTTTTGAAAAACTGCGAAAGATGCCATTTATCCAAAGTGCCACCAGTTACAGAACTGCGGAATTTACCTGTGATCTGAGAAGGTTTATAGCGATACTCGGCATATCTTTCTTGATAACCAAAAACAGTATTATCAGCTTCGACACCTTGAGCATAGATCTCACGAAGTTCAATAGCCTGCTCGCCAAGATGCGCAAATGTAGGCCAATAGAAATCGTAAACAGTAGAACGAAGCCACATTTTGTTAATACCTTGCTGATAGGTTAAATCAGCACGAGCGCAAACGAAGCCTATAATATAGCCATGCTCAACGAAAGATTTTGTAAAACCATGGAATTTAGCAGCAGTAACACCATAAGCAGAAAGGTTACCTTGCGGAGAGGTGTCGTCGGTTGCAGAAGTCTGAGCTATAGGATTGACATTTACCATTTTGTGAACGAACCTAAAAATTCAGGACGCTGAAGACGAGCATCAGGGGAAACTACGCCAAAGAAAGAGCGAAGCACTTCTGTATACCGACTGCCACCACGGGCAAGGCGTTCGTAAAACTTCTGCATCTGGAAAGCAGTACGAAGACTATTAATAGTAAAGATACTTGAAGTGTCCAAATCAACATAAGAATCATTGCCAAGGTAAGTAGAAGCTCGTTGAGCAGACATAGTTACCAATCCAGTGGTATTACCGGCAAAACCACCGACAGTAGACCAGTTAGAATCTGAACCTCTATTAAACGTAATAGAATCATTACCAGATGTAACTCTACGACCGCCTGAAGAAGAGGCACTACCGCCATAAGAGGCAATAGCGGCAAGCTGTCTATCGTTACTATGGGAGCAGATAACCAGTACCAGGTGAAGGGTCAACTATAGAAGCAGTACCA